CTGACTTAGGAAAACTTGTATTTGCTAGTCCACTTACATTTGTACCTGTTGCTGTTCTAATTGTTTGTCCTGCAACTTGGAATGCTTCATTACGTATTCCATCTTTTGTAAGTGTTTTTGCATTTCTAACAGTACGTGCTGCTGTTAGAATTGTTCCTAAATCTGCCTTGCCGCTTGCTATATCACCTAGCACACTAACACCACCTGCAAGTACGCCCGAACTTCCAAATAGGCTAGATGCACTACCTGCACTAATAGGACTAGGTGTCGAATCGTAATGTACACTTCCAAATCCTTTTGGAGTACTACCTTCTTCAATTGGACCATCTGCATAGAATACTGTTTCGTATGCTACAGTCATTGAACTTTGCGTAGGTTCAGCACTTACACTATTATCTAGTGTATCATGTTGCCAACCTTCAATAATTGGATTAACAAGAGTCATAGTTAAGTATTGATGACGTGCAAGTTGACTAATTTGTATACTAGTAAAGAAAGGTTCAAATTGATTATTGTCTAAACCATATCTATATGAATTTGCATCACTTCCTTTGTATGTATTAAATCTATCATAAGGACGAGCACTTTGATTTGGTGCGCCTGCACCATCTCTGCTGCCGTATGTGCCATCTGCAAAATAATAGTTATAATATGCTGTCCATAATTGTGTTACAATACTATTATTATCATCATGGAAAGTAATAGTACAAGGACTATAATCTATTCTAGTTTGTAAGTTCTTTTTACGGTTATATTTGTTTTTAGTTTCTACTTGTATATCAAACTTTGGCATAGTTATATTTTTTACAAGCATATTAACTTCATTACTATGTCGTTGTACCCATCCTGGTAAAACTTTGTTTACAACATTATCATTTAAGTTAAGAGTTACATGATATAGAAATTTTTGTTTTGGAGATAGACGGAATTCGTTGTCTGTAAACAACCGTGCCGCATGTGCATAATCAGCCATATTGCCTTTTGGCGATAAAGCACCATTTAAAACGTTATCTAAAAATCCATTGAATATACTTGCCATACTAATATTTATCCAATGTAATAAAGTGCGTATATAAAGAAAAAGGGAGCAATGCTCCCCTTTTCAGTCGACTGTTTGACTAATTTAGTTTTTAACTTGCGCCTGTTGTAGATGCAATAGCTGCTACGCTTCTGCCAATAGCAGTACCAATTCCGCCGCCTGATGCGCCTTGTGTTTGGATTGCATTATCGTACTTAACTGTAAGTGCAACAGTTACTGGCTCGTTAGCAGAATATGCTAGTGAGTTGTAGTTTGCACTTTCTAAGTAACAACCGTATAGTTCAAAAGTTTCTAGTACTTCTGGTGAATAGTTACCATTACCACCGTCTAGAATTTCAATTCTAGTTACAAACTTGTAATCAATACCTGATGCTGCACTTGACTGTTCCATAAAGTCGAACTGTCTTTGTAGTTGTTCACCAACTAGTTTTTGTACTGCACCTGTTGCATCGTCACGTAAGTTTAATGTAATAGCTTCCCAGGTATGTTTACCTGCAAGATAAACTCTTGAGTTATATACGTCAACAGTCATTGTCTCGAAGCTTACGTTAGGTCTAGTAACATCAACCACCTGTTTTGTAAGTTCTGTCACTTCGCCTGCACTTACACCAAAGTTCTCCAAACTCACTCTAAAGCGATATTGAAGTTTTGGCATAAGCAACCCTTGTGTAGAGTTGCTTGCGTCCGAAGCTAATGGAACTGTGATTTTTGATAATGATGAAATAGCCATTTAATTTGCTCCTAATTTGTTATATGTATTTATCAATTTACAGTCCTGCTATCTCGCCAGTGTTTTTCAAGCGTAGTGGAACGTAAATAAATTCAACTGCTTTCACTGGTTCAATTGCTATATCTAAATACAGCTCGTTTCTATCGATACGTGCTGGTGTGTTATTGCTTTCGTCACATACAACTAAGAAGTCATATAGTGCTCTAGCGCCAACTAGCTCTAGACATAAGCTCTCTGCTGCCTGTTTGATCTGATCACGTGTGATCTTATCGTTTGGCTCAAAGATGTAAGGTTTAGCAAGTTTGTTAAGTTGACTACGTAAGTAGATAACCAAACGTGCTACGTTAATTCTATCTAGTGCAGAAGCACCTCTTGCACGAGTTTTCTGACCGTAGTTAACAAGTCCTGCTCCGTTGATAAATGTAATTGGGTTAACATTAACACTGTATAGTGTATCGCGCTGTCCTTCGTTCAACGCTACACTTACAAATTCGCCCTCAGCATCAACATAACCTGTTGCTGTTGCGTTTGTAATGCCACCGCGTCTTGTACCTGCTGGTGCAAACCATGGATAGCTAACCTGATCGCTTAGTGCAATAGTACGTAGCATCATGTGACTTGGCGGAACAACTACGTTGTTACCTGCGTTGTCACTTGTAAATCCTGCTGGATAAAAGATACCTAAGTACTCATCTCTGCTTACTAAGCCGTCGTCGTTATCTTCAACTGCTAGTGCAACATTTTGTCCCCACTCATTAAGTGAAGTAGCGTCTGAAGCTAATCTAAATGGTGAATCGCCTACGATAAATGCGCTTAGTCCTCTATCATAGTTTAGGCTTACCATTTCGCCAATTAGCTCTGGATAACCTGGTGTTGCCATAATGTTAAACACTCTTGATTCGTCATCTCTGATTTCATCGTTTGAGTTAACCATTGCTTGTAATTGTTGTACAACAACTTTACGCTGTGCATGACGTCCAAAGCTGCCTGAACCGTCTTCTTGGTTAGCTGATTCAGTTACCCAACGATCTGTACCATAACTGCTCATGCTCACATCGCCCATTCTTGGGTTATCTGCTGTTACATCAACATAGTTACGTACATATTTCTTAACATTAAAT